CGTGCCTGCGGCAGTTAGATTGCCGTTGCTCAACGTAAAAATGGACGCTTTGGCTGCGGGATCCCATGTCGCTGCCGACGTGAGGGCGCCTGATCCGATCATACTCAGTGGAAAGGGAAGAAAATTCATGCCGTTCTCCTATGCTTTGCTGCGGGCGTTCGCTTCAGCCGCCCGTCGTTCGTGCCGCGAGAGTTTGATTACGGAGCCCGTCTGCACTCCGGACGCCGCGAGCGCGCTGGTGGTATGCTTCTGCTTCTTTCGCGCTCGCCATGCAGCCCAATCCATCGGCGACGGCTGGATCAGTTCACCGATCTGATCAGGCCACCGTTTTAAGATCTTCGCGCTGACGCCTTCTCTGGTGACCTCTACGAGCTCCACCAGGCCACCGATCGAGTATGCGCCACCATGCTCGGGACGCTGCTGGCGCTGAAGCTCCAGGATCGTTTCCGCGACGTGATCGATCGTCTCCGGGGTGACGCTAAAAGGGCCGCCGAAGCCTTGAAAATTCTCCGCCGAGGTGACGCCGGGGGATTGGTATCCGTTCGAGTTCTCCGCCAACGTGAACGGCGCGCCCGATGCGTCTTCAATACTGCTGACTGTGAACGCCACGATTTCCTGCCTGCGATCTGACCAGCCGGCGGCAAACAAGCGAAACCCTTGGTCGACCCCGTGCCGGCGCCCAATGGTTCACCAACGCTTACTTTCATCACCTCGAGCCCCGCGATTTGGACCCCCCGGTGACCCGCGCCCGGATCGCTCGCAAGAATATCTCCCAGGAATTGTCTTTGCTGTATGCGGCTGCAAGATGGGTTGGCACGCCCGCTTTGATCATACCCCTTACGATCAGTTTGGTGTCCGATCCGCGATCTGGTAGGTTCGAAGCCGCGAACCAATCCTCTTTCGTCGCGCTCCAAGGCTCGCCGATCTCCTCGGCTATTTTGGCCTCCGAACATGTGAAGGTTTCGGAGCCGAGACACGGAATGCGCAGCCGAGGCGCGATCTCTTCGTAGCTGAATCCATGACTGATCAGGTAATCGAGAATTACCCTCTGTCCGGCAAATACGTCGACGTCCGAGGCAGGCTCGCAGCGATAGATTGCGCCCTTCTTGTCGGGAAAATGCACGGCATAGCGAAGCGCCAGGTTTTTATCCGGCGTGACATAGACCTCGTCCAGTCCTGAACGCGCCGAGCCCCACTGGCCCCGGTTGCTGTTGCTGTTACCAACATCCGCCCCCGGCAGCAATTTATCGCCGACCTTCAACCCGGCTATGCCGCCGTGAAACCACGCGGTATGCGTCCCGAGCCCCCAAATCTCGCGCTCAACTCGAGCGAATATTTCATCAGGCGATTCGAGATGGGACTCTTCTTGCTCTTCTGCATGTAGGTTTGCCGAACTCAGCCTGGACCGCTTGCAGGAGAGCCATTCACCGAGAGGCAGTCCAGCTTTTGCCGCTCGCTTTTCTTCGTATCTCAGTTGGCCGGGTGTCACGCGAGAACCTCTCCTAAATAATCCTAAGCCCATCAGCCCTATCGTCGCTCTCGTAAATCGAGCGGCTGCTATCGCCAGTCGAGGCGCGTCCCACCGCCATTGCGGTCGCTTGCGCGCCGTCGATACGATCGCGGCTTTTCCCTTTGTGGAATGACTTGTTGCCCGCCTTGTCGGTCTCGCAGGCGATGTTGCTGAAATTCCAGCGCAGCACCTCATGCCCACCATGCGTGAGCCGACGCCCGACGATCGCGCGCTCCAGTTCTTTGATCGCTGGCGCCATGGTGACCCAGCCCTGCCGCATTTCGACGGCTGGGAAACCGTCCTCGAGTAAATTGTTCAGGATGTTGCGCGCCATATGCGGATCGAAGGCGATTTCCTGCACATCGAACTCGCCGCAAAGATCGCGGATCTTGTCTTCCACCGCCCTGAAGTCGACCACGTTTCCGACCGTCGGCTCGATCAAGCCGTCCTCAGCCCATCGCGGATACGGCACACCATCCCGATCGGCGCGGCCACGAAGGTTATCCTTCGGGCAGAAGAACCACGGATGGACCAAATAGCCGTCATCACCATCGCGCCAGGCCGCCACAACGGCCGTTAGATCGCTGTTCGAACTGAGATCGGCCGCGAGCCAGCACGGCTCGCCCTTGAGTGCGTCCAGGTCGACTGCGCCGGCGCCTTCGTCATAGACGTCCATGTCGACGAAGGGGTCGGAGGAATGATCTAGCCAAATATTGAGGTTGAGCTGCCGGAAGGCTTCTCGATCGCCCGGCCGACGCTCGCCTTCGATCGCAAGCTGGCGCAGCCCATCAATATCGGGATAGCCGTGGGCCAATCCTGGGTTGACCCGGTGCCACACCGCCTCGTCCCGCCAGTCGCAATCGCGCGGAGCCTCAAAAATGATGGGCAGGATGGAAGGATCGACCACCTCGCCGCGCGCGACGCGCCTGGCGTCCTCGACGATGTCCCAGGCGATGTTGTCGTGACCCCGGCCGGCGGTGGTGGCGACCACCAGGAGCGAGCCCTTGACCTTCACCAGACCAGACCGGAGAACGTCCCAGAGATCGCGTTTTTTCCAGGCGTGCAGCTCGTCCGCCAGCACGAACACCGGCGTCCTGCCGTGCTGGGTGCCGGCATCGCACGATATGGCCTCGTAGAAGCTCCCGTGGTTCTTCGAAACGAGCCTGTTTTTGTAGTCTTGCGCGGACGTCACCGAGCTCAGCCGCTTGTCGGCGCGGATGATGCCCATGGCCTCGAGGAAGCCCAGGCGCGCCTGCTTGCGATCGGCCGCGGCGGACAGCACCTCACCGCCCGGGATCCGTTCCGGCCCGAGGGTATGGAGCAGCGCAAGGGCGGCCGATAGGCTGGTTTTGCGGTTGCCGCGGGGCAGAAGCAGCACCACGGTCTTGACCACGCGAGTCCCGTCCTCATGGCGCGGGCCATAGATGCGGCGGACAATGCGCTCTTGCCAGAGGTCGAGCTGGAAGCGCCCTCCCTTGGCCGGGTTCTTTGGATGCTTCAGCGCCCGCAGAAACCGGACTGCGCGCTCGCCGTATCCCAGCGGATCCTCGATCTCCGAGCCGTCATAGATCCAGTGCGGGAAAGTGTCAGCCATCACAGGTCCAGATCCCCGAGGTCGCCGTCGTCGGCGTCGTCACGGATGACGGGCCGTGCCCGGCTGACCGGCGTTAGGCCGAGTTCGGCGGCCAGCTGACGAGCCCTGTTCATGGCGTCGGCCTGCACGGCGACTGCGGGGTTCTTCTTGCTCCCGATGCAGACCGGCTCGCCGCCCTCCTTGCCCTCGCGGTAGACCGTCAGGACGTGCCCCTCGTCCTGGATAAGCCGCTCCATTTCACGGACCTGACCGATTGCCAGGCAGTAGTTCTCGACCGACCCGAGATCGGCCACCGTCAAGATGCGGCGCTTCACCAGCGCTGGCATGATGCGGCGCCACTCCGCTTTCGCATCCTTGGACAGGAAAGTTGGAGCCCGCTCCGTCTTGGAGATGGCTCCATTGTCGATTACCAAGTGCGGCTTGGTGCCCTTCACGGCTTCACCGATGCGGAAAACACCAATTCTTGCCTATCTCGCGCGCTTCTAAGGCGCCGGTCTATGGAAGGCCCTGAGAAGTTCTGAACCACCCCCGGGGCCTTCTCTTGAGATTGCTTGCGGCTGTTGTGGCAGGGCGAGGACGCCATTGGCTGCCAATTCGAGCGCGACCAAAACAAGCGCTGATCGCCGCGATGCGGAACCTTGTGGTCGACCATGTCGGCGGTACGACCACAGCCACAGGCGCAATGGCGGTTCTTTGGCTGGGCCAAGAAAGCTTTGCTTTCGCGCTGCCATTTGCCGCCATAGCCCCGCGCCGACGACGATGGACGCCGCGCATCGGCAGCGGCCTTGCGTGCGCGCTGGTGTTCGCATGGCTTGTCAGCGCGGGTGACGCATCCGCAGCCTTTGATCGAGGGCGCACTGTATGGCATGGCCTATCCCGTCGCCGTCAGTTCGATGCGGACGCAAAGCCCGCGCTCGAATACAGCAACCACGCGACTGATGGCCCGCTCCTTTGCGTGAACGAGAACCTTGTCCGCGACTGTCGGCAAGCGTGCATCAGAGTCTGAACTGATGACTTCACTACCGGGTGCAGGTGGCGGGACATGCGGCCACCCGTCGCTGACGATGTGGGTCGGGGACAGCACAATGAAATACGTCTGCTGAGCGACCGCGCCTATGAGCTGCTCAGCGACAAGACCCTTGACCTTCGCCGGAAGAGTTAGGTCAGTGTTGGTCCGGCTTGGCCCACTCCCGAAATAGCGCCGCAAGGTGACGTCCTCGCCGCGTCTGGCGATCCAACGGTTCAGCTGCGAGAGAAGCTGGCTGCTCATGAGTTCGGCCTTACGTGCAGACTGATCAAGCCTTGCACTTCAGGTGGAAGGCCAGCGCCGCCGCCGCTGAAGTAATCGGTCGATCCGACACCGTCAGACGTTTCGCTCCGGACCATGGGATCACGGTCACCTGAGGCGACGAACTGCTTTACCAACAGGATCGCCGCATGCTGAACCGCCTGCGGGATGTCGGTAGCTTCATAGCCGGCGGAGTATGTGACGACGGTCTGGCCGGCACACCAATAGATTGGACACCCATGGCTGGAAATCCGATCGGCAATCCCGGTCTGCAGATTGATCTCGTACTGGTCGGTTGTGAGTGTAGTACCGCCTTCCACGACCGAAACGACTTCGGTGATCGGGTAGCGTGTCAGCATCAATTCCCGGGACCGCTGCGGCTGCACGCGGAAGGTCTCAGCGACCGTTTCCACTGCGAACACGCGGTTGCAGTATTGCGCGATGACGTCGCTGGCCTGCGTGATGTACTTCGACAGTTGGTCGTCGCTCACCTCGGTGGTGCCAAGCTCGGCTTTGACGACGGCGAGCGTCGTCAAATCTCGATTGGAGTTGTCGTCAATGACGGTGAGCATGGCGCTTTCGTCTCAGGTAAGGAACGCGGCGGGTGCGGGAACGAGGCTTGGGGCAATCCGAACCGCACCCGCCGCAAAGAGCTGTTCTGATCGAGAACAGCTCCTTATCGGTTGGCGGCCGATTACTGCGGCGGGTTTGCGGTGGGTGCGCTGTTCGGCTTGCCCAGCACCCAAATGCCGGCGATGAAGATGTTGCCCGCGGCGTTATTGGCTGGCGTCACCGTCGCCCGGATGTAGCGCTTTGAGCCGACGTAGCCGAGCTTTCGACACTCGACGTCGTCGTCGAACTGAAAGCTGGCCAGGGCCTCGGTGCCGATCATGTCAGCGTCCGCCACCGCGACCGCGCCACTCATCCCCGAGTCGTTGCTTTCTTCAAGCAGCGTCGTGAAGGTGGCGTCGACGTCAGTCTCGGTACCGGTGACCATTGCCAACGTTGCGGCGCCGTAGCCCAAGGTGTCGAGAATGGTGGAAACGATCGCGGTATTGTCCGTGCGTGCGGCAATCGGCGCGATCGCCGGTTTGAAGTGAAGACTTGAAGCGATATCTCGCATGTGATGTTCCTGGCTTTGCTGGGTGCAGAGTTGCTGCTTACGAAGTCGCGATCTTGAGCTTGCGGATGGCCTCAGCCTTGCCAACGCCGCCGGCAACACGGCGCCGACCGTGGAAGCGGGTCATGCCGTTGGTTGCCTGCGAATACGGGTCGCGGAGGATGCTCAGGCTGATGCGGTCGAAGATCCGATAGCCCTGCTGGAAGTCGCCGAAGATGATCGGGTAGGCGTTGCCCGCGATGTCCGGCATGTCCGGCATCTCGACGATCGGGCGGCCAAGCAAGGTCGTGACCGGCGTGTTGTTCAGGCCCGCCATGGCGACCATATAGTTTCCGTTCGTGTCCTTCAGCTTCCGGATCGCGCCGAGCGTGGTGCTGTTCATGCCCCAGGTGCCGTTAACGCGGTACGGAGCCTTGATGGCATGGTAGAGGTCGATCAGGCCGTCGCCCTTGACCAGGCTGGCGTCGGTGCCCGGCGTGTAGGTAACGTTCGCATCCTGCATGAAGCCCGATGGCGAAAGCTGGCTGGCACCGTTGACGAACGCGACGCCTTCCAGATAGCCGAACTCTTCACCGAATTCGAAAGCGAGCAACTGGCCGATGTCGAAGGCGCTGTCTTCCAGCATCGCATTGCTGACGTCGACATAGGCGGCAATCTCGCAGACGCCATAGCGGTTCTGGCCGAAGGTGACAGTCGTTTCCGACCGAGCTTGGGTCTCTCCCACCCAAGCGCCGGTCATCCCACCAGTCCTTTTCGGCCATAAAACTGCCGGCGCGCCGGTCGGCATCACCCGGGCGACCGATCGCACGGGAGAGAACAGGACGACGTTGCGGTCGAGCTCGGCCTGGAACGCGTCCGGAGCAAGGAAACCGCCGGCAGTGTCGTCAGACACGCGAAGCGATTTGATTTCATCGGCGCTCAGCGCCTCCTTGCCCTTGCGGACGAAAGTCTCGAAAGCCTTTTTTTCGACCGCGTCGGCTTCCTTCTGCTCGTCGGTGCCGGTGCCGGGCCGGTTGATCTTGGCGGTGAGCTTGTCGATCTGGTCCTGGAGCTTCGGGTCGACGCCCTTGCCTTCGACCGCCTTCAGGCGTTCGTCGACTGATTTCTGGAGATCGTCCAGTGCCTTTTGCACGAGGGCAGCCGGATCGACATCGCCCTCCTTCAGTTCGATGGCGCCGGACAGCATCCGTGCTTTGTGCTGGTGAAACATGGGTTAGCCTTTCAGTTTTAGTGCCGCAGCGGCACGGTTGATCGCCTCGGCGAGCGCGATGGCCTCCGCTGCGGATTTGGATGAGGTGATACGTGCGCCCGGGTGCATCGGCACCGTGACCAGCGATATCTCGACCAGGTCGAGTGCCTTGATGTCACGGCCACCGCCCTTGCGGGCTGTAGCCTTGCGGGTGATGAAGCCGATCGAGATCCCGGTCAGCGCCTTGGACTTGACCAGCGCGTGCACCTCTTTGGCTCGTGCGACATCGTTGATCAGCAGCTGGCCTTTGGCCTGCAAGCCGTCCGGCCCTTCGACAATATCGCTCCAGACGCCAACGGGATCATTCGGACGGTGCCCGAACAGCATCGGGAGCGGCGCCTTGGCCGTAGCGAAGGCCCCCTTGTGAATCCAATCCCCGACGCGATCGCCAGAACCGAACGGCCAGGCCATGGCTTTGATGGCGCCGGCGTCGTCGACGGTGAGATCCGCCTTGAACTCGAAGAGAGCGGTCATGATGCTGCCACCAGAGTCGGCTTCGGTCGCTCGCCCGGTAAGGGCGGCTTGCCGGCCTCGATATTGGGATTGCTGAATTCGTCGCCGCCCTTGTACGGGGCGAGGTTCTCTCGAGCCCGGGCTTCGTTCGGGTTCATGATGCGAGCGGCCACCGCCTTGGCGTAGGCCTCGAAGCGCGCCGCGATGTCGGCCCGAACCAAGCCGTTGGCGTCGAACTCGATGTAGTATGCCGCCTGATCTTCCTCGCTCAGCAGGCGCATCAGCGCGCCTTCCCAGAGCTTGGCCCGCGGCATCAGCGTGAATGTCAGGTAGGCCTGCGACGCGGTCTCCGCGTTGGCCCAGGTCGCCCGGGAGAAGTCGAACAGCAGGTTCGGCGGAACACCCAAGGTCCGGGCGATCTCGACCAACTGGAACGCCCGCATTTCCTGGAACTGGATGTCCACGGAGCTGAACGTCAGGGGCGTGAAGTCGCTGTCTTCCTCGAGCAGGACAACGCCGCCTGCGCTCTCACCGCTGAAATTGGAATTGACTGAGCGTTTCAACCGCTCATAGGCGATGTCGCTCAGCTTTTTCTTGTTCTTGTAGACGCCGCTTGGTCGCGCGCCGTTCGCCATCAGCTTGGCCGCGTGACGCTCCATCGCCATGGCGAGGCCGATAGCTTCGCGGCATTGCCGGATCGCTGACAGATTGCCGAGCGTGGGCACGTCTAGAATGTCGCGCCAGGAATACGTGACCGTCCCGCCACCCTTCAGGGCAACCTTGTAGATGGGCTCCTGGTTCTGATCGCAGTCCGGCGTGACCGAGTGGAAGTCGAGCTTGATGATCTCCATGATCTTGCCGGAGCCGGCCCGGTTGGCCAGCGCATAGGCCCGGCCTTCCAGGACGCAGTCCTTCTCCATCTCCTGGACGAAGCTCGTCGAAGAGGTCCAACCGTTCGGCCGGTCGTGCAACAGGCGATAGAGCGGGTGATCTTCGGCCCGCGTCTTGTCCGCACGATTGTAGACGTGAGCGCCGAGCGTGGCCATCGTGCCAGTGCGGATGCCCACCCCGAGCTGCACCGGGGCGTGGCGCATGGCCTTCACCGGCGAAACGTAGATGTCGGCCGCGGTGCGCGCGCCGGTGTCGATCAGCGCAGACCACTGGTCTACGTCGAAGGATTTCGTCTCGCCTTGGAAAATTCGCTGAAACCAGCCCACACTTCAAATCCGGATTGACCCGGCTGCAACATGCGGAACTACACGAACTTTCGCACTTGCTGAAATCTGGCTAAATCTGGCTAGTTCTGGTTCTCGACGGGTTTCGTTCGAAGCCAGGAACGCAGTTCGCTCTTCATAGCGAAGTACCTGCCGCATGGCTTGAACACCGGCGCGTCTGGATCAGCGGCGAGTTGATATACCCAGTCGACACTGCACCCGATGTGCCTGGCAATGGCCTTGGCGCCCCACAGCTCATCATTGGTTCGCCCCGGGCTTCGATGCAGCATCAGCGGGAAACCCGCTTGATCTTGTTGCTCCGCCGCGACTTGCGCGCGATCTTCTTTCCGGCCTTTCGAGCTGCTTTCGCTTCGGCCTCTTCCCGCTCGATTGCGGCAACATCGAACCGCGACGTTTCGGGCCAAGTTGTTTTTGGGCTGAGTGAGAGCCACAGCGGGGTGAGTTGCTCGTATGGATGCGAGCGCTCGCGGATGATGCCATTGCCGTCGATGAACACGCATATCGCCATACCTCGATCAGTGTTCACGACAAGCATGGGCGCAGATCCGCCGGCTCGTACCATCTGGCCAATCAAGCTCATATTGCGCCCTCCGCGGTCCAGTCATTTGTCGAAAGAAGATCGAGCATGTTGACCTCGTTGTCTTCGAACATTGGTGCATCCAAAGACACGGTCCCGTATCGAAAGCGTCGATTGTGCGAATGAAGGAAACGCGAGGCTTCCTGCTTCACATCCGTCAGATCGATGTCGTCGGCGAGCACTGCCATCACCATGTCGCTGAGAACGTCCTCACGATCGGCGCGATCTAGCTTGGGCACCACGGCATTGATCTGGCGATAGACATCGTTTTGAAGCAGGGCCATCCTGAGATGGTTTTTGCTGCTCGCGCTTCGCCCTTGATGGACAGCTTGACGGTATCGGACACCAAAACCTTGATCAGCCCTACTCCGAGTTTCCAGCATCTTGCGCTGAGGCAAATCGCGGCGACGCTGCCTGTTGCTCAGCGGTGAACCTGAGCGGACCAACTCGATCGCCTCATCATAGGCGCTGTCACTGTAGATGGTCGGTCGATAGGTTGCGCTACGTTCATCAATTGCCGCATCAAGTTTGGCTCTGCGATCTGCCGCCTTGCGAACCCACCAAATCAGTTGCGAATACGTCGGAAACGACGGGCTTGACGCGCAAGCTTCCTCGCAAGACAGACCGCCGACAATGAGGCTCAGGAGCTTGGGGAAGTAGGCCTCGATATCTATCCAACGCGCTGCCCGATACTCCTGCATTTTTTGCGGGTTTCGGTAGACGTAGCCGTAAAAGGTCGGCTCCGTTGGAAACCGGGCGTCCGATCTAAGGACTTCGGTCAGAGATCTCCCTTTGCGCAGCTCTGAGATTATCTCGTTGAAGTGGTTCGCGGCGGTTCCTCTTCGCTGCTTGTGCTTAGCCGGAAACATCGCAAAGCCGGCCTCCTTCGCAATGTTGTAGCGGATCCGATTTTCTTCCGTCGCTGCGATGTAGCTCTTGAAAGCACCGAGCTTCGGGAATGAGGCATTTGATTTGAGGGCCAGAGTCAGGGGCTTGCCGCTCGCGATGACCGTCAGCACCTCTTCGAAGTGATCCCTGCATCTGTTCTTGCGCATCAGCTTGCGTTCTCCGCCTGCCATGCCTGACGTGTACGCTTGTCCGGCCTCGAGCGCCGGCCTGCCTTGCTGCGAGCCAGGTGCCGTTGCCGCTGAGCGTCGCGCAGCTGGTTGTTGATATCGAAGATCGCCGCGGTCGCGTCCTTGATCCAGGTTCGATTGACGTGGACGCGCCGCACGACATCTCCGCGAACGTAAACGGTTTCGAAGCAATCTCGTTTTGCCCGTGACGGAGACCACGGGAACGAGCGGGTCCAGCCGCCGGCAACGGTGGTGTAGGCGGAAAGCAAAAATTCCGGGGACGGTGCTGTTTCTGTCATCACTGCACCGTCGCGATCAGCCGCTCTAGTTCGGCTCGTTTGATTTCAACTTCGTGATGGAAGATCGCTTCCGCGCCGTCTTTAACGCCATCATCGGCAGCGATGATTCCCAGCAACTTCGGGCGCATCGCCTTCAACAGTTTCGGGTCTGTCCTCGCCAACTCTTCCATGAGGTAGACGCCCTCGGCGAGGCCATCCAAGCCCGACGCCGTGCAGATGTCCGCAATGCGGTCAGCCAGTATGGCGAGAAGAGTTGATGCGCGCCGCCGATCCGGCTTTTGATCGTCACCGGTCGCGGTTTCGTTGATGATGCCGTGCTTCATTCTGGATTGCCCCTTTGGTTCGGAGGTTTGATCGTTACGCAAGAACACGCTGAAGTTTTTGAAGCCGCAGAGCGGCAATCGCAGCGGCATCGAGCCGACCGCGTTCCTCGAGATCAGTCGCTCGCTGAAGCTCTTTGGGACTAAGCAGGCCAAGGATCTCCCAGCCGTCGCTTCCTAGCTTCCTGGCGATCTGGTTCTGGAGAACCTCCACGCCCTTCCTCCCTTCCCTGAAAGCCCTCTGTCTCTCGGCCGGCGATGGTTTCGGTTTGGAAGAAGATGCTGATGACGCTTCAAGTGAAGGTTCTAGAGAAGGTTCAAGTGAAGGTTCATGCCGCACCGGTGCGGCATGGTCGCCGCTCTGTTGCGGCATGGTGACCGGGCTGGTTGCGGCATGGTCCCGGGCGCCCTGCGGCATGGTCCCGGCGTCACTTCGTGGCGTTTCGTGAGGCTCCGGCCCAGTGGGGAACCCAGTGGGTCCGCTGCCTGACTGTGCCGCAGATTGCGGCTTGGTCTTTTTTGCAACACCGATCGGCAAAAAGTAAGTGCGGCTGGACCAGCGGCCCGGCCCCATCGGCCTCGCGACCTTCCGGATCAGCCCCAGCTTCTCGAGCTTCCTGAGGTAGCGCTGGACGGAGTCGAGCGACTGCTCGGTGTCCCGGGCCAAGGTCTCCTGAGACGGCCAACAGCAGCCGGTGTCGTCGGCGTAGTTCGCCAGCGTCAACAGCATCAGCTTCGCCCCCGGCGAGCCAGTGGTTTGCTCTACGGCCCAGGCGGTAGCTTGCCAGCTCAT